AAATACTAAAACAAAATGCCTAATATATTTGCAAGAAGTCCTTACATCATAGAAATAAACGAAACAGGACAAGTAGAAACTAAAATTGAGATTTACCTTTGGAATACTGGTTCAATACCAAGTGCTCCTCAGTACATTTTAAGTAAGCTCATCCCTGCTTCAAACGCACCTGCTACTTACTATGATGTCAGTCCTTATGTTCGTGAGTTCATCAGTCATAAAAGTTTACAAACGCAAATGACTACTCAAGCAGCTACACCAACTGCTCAGTATTGCAAATTCACAATCCGTAAATTCAAGCGAGTTACTAACACATTCACTCAAGTAGGTTCAGATATTACAGGATATGGTTTAGAGGGTTTTGGCTACTACACGGAGGGATACAATCCTACATTTACTGATGTGCTTTTAGGCCAAAGCAATTACTACTACAATCCTATTAATAATGTTGGTTGGGTTACTGCAATCACCGGTACGGTAGCAAAAGCTCGTTGGACAAATCTAAGCACCTCAGCAACTCAGCTAATCAACTTATCTTTAAACACGATTAGAGACATCAACCGAGTGTATTCAGGTTGGGAGTCAGTAGGAAACAAATTAGAGCTTTTAGATTCAGCAAATGGTGTATTGTGGACTTCTTATTTTTATCCTAAAGAAGAGTGCCGATACACACCTGTTCAAATTGACTTTGTTAACAAGTTTGGAGCTTGGCAACGTGAGTGGTTCTTTGCTGCGTCATACGATACATTAAACGTTGAAAACACGGAGTATAACATACTACAATCTCAATACCCTAACTACCTACAAACTGAGGGACAAAGACAAGTATTCAACGCAAACGGAAAGCAATCTATCCGAGTGAACTCTGATTGGGTTAGCGAGAGCTTCAAGGAGACTATCAAGCAGATAATGCTCAGCGAGAAAATCTTAGTCAACGAGACTGCTGCCAAACTAAACACGAAATCTATGGAACTAATCAAGTCTATTAATACTCCTTTGATCAACTACCAACTTGAATTTGAATACGCTTACGATGTAATTAACTCAGTGATCTAATGGATAGAAAAGTACATTTATACGTAAGCACTACGAGCTACCAAAACATAACCACTGGAGTAGTAAATAGTTTCTTTACGTCAGTAGCAAACAACGGAGGTACTTGCGAGAGTGCTCAATGTATGATTGATTATTTAGAGTCTTTAGGAGGTCTATATGGAAACTTAGCAGTACCGGAAAGATTAGAGCTATTCAATGACGAACAAATCAACGTAACAAGCACCGTACAAAACGTACAAGATATATCTAAGACGTTTACGGACTTCTCTCAGAGCTTTACGATTCCTGCTAATGACCATAACAACGGAATACTTCAGCACTTCTACCAATCAGATGTAAATGCTTTAATCGATTACAATCTGAGATTAGATTCATTTATTGAGATTGATCTCACGTTTTTCCGTAGAGGAAAGTTGCAAATTGAAAAGGCTAATATCAAAAACGGAAGACCGGAAAGCTACACCGTTACATTTTACGGAGACGGTAGAACGCTGAAAGATTACTTTGGCGAGGACTTGCTTTCTGACTTAGACTACACAACATTGGCTCACGATTTTAGTAGCACTCAAATACGAAACAGGATTAATGGTACTATTATGGATGATGTCAAGTGGCCGTTAATTACATCGAATAGAATTTGGCAGTATCAATCTGCAAGTGTTGATGTACCTACTCCGAATTGGCTAACTTCAACACTAACAAACAACGACATTCACACTACATCAGGAGCTATAAATAAAAACGAATTATTCCCAGCCGTAAGAGTAGCAAAAATCTTTGATTTGATTGAGGCTAAATACGGAGTAACTTTTAACGGAACGTTTTTAAACGATAAGAGATTTACGGACTTATTTTTGTGGTATAAATCAACGGAAATTCCGTCTGCAACATCACAGCCATACGATGTAGATATGACTGCCGTTGTTCCTACGTTTACAAACTACGATTTAACAAACCAAGTAGATTTAACAAGCAATAAAATTCAGATTGTTTTTACTGCTAATTTATTTACGCATAAAATTTTTTTAAATGTTACCTCTGCACTTAACCCTGACGATTATTTTATTGACGTATATCAAAACGGAAACTTATTTAACTCAATACAAGGTTCAGGAGTTGCATCTTATCAACTTGCTTTCGCTTTTAACACTGCAAGTTTAGATTCTACTTACTCGTTTAAGTTGCGAAGCAACGCTCCTAACACAATTTCATTTAATGTAAGGTACGAAGTAAGCTATTTAACCAGTTTAAGTGGTCAGTTAACGTCAATAGTAGATTATGTAGATATCACTTGCACTAATATTGTTTTTAATGATAATATTAATTTATCGGCTAATGCTCCAAAAATGAAAGTTGCAGATTTCTTTTCAGGAATCCTAAAGACCTTTAATATGGTTTGTGTTAGTTCTGACGTTAATGTTTATGATGTTGCTCCTTTGGATGATTGGTATGGTCAGGGTGCTATCATTGACATCACTGAAAACACGGATATAACTTCTATTGATGTTGCTCGTATGCCACTTTACAAAAAGATTACGTTTAAGTATGCAGATAGCGAGTGTTTATTAAATAAATTCTTTAGTCAAACATACAATCGAAACTACGGAGATACAACTTATCAGTACAATTACGATGGTGGAGAGTTTACGATTGATCTACCTTTTGAGAATCTTTTACAATCCAAATACAATGGCACTCAAAATTTACAACTTGGGTACTCGTTAAACTCAGAATTTTCTCCATACATTCCTAAGCCAGTTTTGTTATACACTTACGATTTGCAACCTACTGACTTTAAATTTGCAAACGATGGCGGTGGTCATTCGACAATAACAAACTATATTCCTTTCGGGCAAGATTTGTACTACAATAACTCGAACATCACTTTAAATTTTGCACCTGATACATCAACACTAATAGATATACCTATTGAGCAAACGTTATTCGCTCAGTATTACTTCTCTTATCTTTTCAACCTTTACAATCTCAAGCAAAGGCTAATTAACGTTAAGACGATACTGCCTTTAGAAATTTTAACAGGTCTAAAGCTAAACGATAGGCTTATGATTAGAGACAAGCGTTACATCATTAACGATATGAAAACTAATCTAACTACTGGCGATGTTGACTTCTCGCTTTACTTAGACTTTAGGCCAATGATTAACAAAATACCTTTCTACAATGTTCCGGTTTCAGGTGGTTCAGTAGTGACTGCGATCAACTTACCAAACGGAGGAGGAAGTGCAGTGCTTACACCATCAAGCTCAGACCTTGTATTGAGTGCTTATACTTTGACTTCAAGCTCAAACATAACTGCTACTACACCTGCTGCAAGTTCGGGCGATGTATTTAGTATTGATGTAGCTTATACAAGTACAACGGGAATAAGAACAAACGAAACAATTTATATAGTAGTCCAATGATAAAGAACATAATAGCGATGCTACAATTAGACGATTTCTACGGAGAGTCTGAATTAATTGACATAGCAAAAGGAAAATACAAATTACACACGTCTATAAGAAAAATACTAAAACAAGGAAAACGAGAAACTATAAATAGACGAAATGGCAGAGGTTAAAAATATTAAGATAAACGTAGATACTGCGGCAGCTACGAAATCAATGGATAGTCTTTCCAATGCAACCAAGGAAGTTGCAAAGGAATTTGATACTGCTGCTACTTTTGCTGAAAGATACGGAGAGGAATTACAACCTCTTACTACTCGTATGGGTGAAGCTGAAGATAGGTTGTATGAATTAGCCGCTGCAGGTCAAACCACGAGCCAAGAATACAAGGACTTATTAAAGACCGTTGGTGACTATCGCAAAGTTCAGATCAAGACGGATATGGCAGTTGACGCTGCTGCTACCACCTTAGGTCAGAAACTTGGAGGTGCATTAAACGGAGTGACTGCAGGTTTTAGTGCCGCTCAGGGTATAATGGGGACATTCGGAGTAGAGTCCGAGCAAGTAGAATCTGCTTTACTTAAAGTTCAGTCAGCGATGGCTATTCAGCAAGGTATTGAGGGCATACGTGAAAGTATCAGTAGCTTCAAGGCCTTAGGTGATATGATTAAAGCTACCTCTGCGTTTCAGAAAATCTTAACAGGTTTACAGTGGCTTTACAATACTGCATTAGCTGCCAATCCGGTAGTTGCTATAGTTGCAGGTTTCGCTGCTTTATTAGCAGTTGGATACAAGTTGATCACGATGTTTCAGGAGTCAGCTAAGGCGAATGAACAAGCATCTGCATCAATCAAGAAAAACACGGAAGCTCTCAATCAACAAATAGCAGCAAGTGAAAGAGCAAGTGAAGCACTAAAAACTAAGAATGGCCACGAGTACAATATGGCTAAAGCCTCAGGTGCAAGTGCTGAAGCATTAAGAAAACTTGCTTTAAAACACGCAGACGAGGAGATTGCTTTAGAGAAAGCGACTTTAGCAACTGCCAAAAACACTTACGAAAAAGAGAAAAATACTTTAGCTAATTACAAGAGCTTGGGTATGTCTGATGAGGTAATTGAAAAGCAAAGAGAATTAGTTACCAAATCACGTGAGGCATTAAAGGAGGAATACACGGACTTAAAAGAAGCCTACAAGAATAGACAAGCAATCGCTCTACAAAATCAAGTAGAAGTAAGACAAGAGCAAACTGACGCTAAAAAAGAAGCACTGGCAAACGCTCAATCTCTCAATGATGAGATGGCTGCTAAGCAAAAAGAGGCTTTACAAAAAAGAAAAGAGGAATTAGCTCAACTCAAAGGATATAACAAAGAGGCTACTGACTTCTTTAAATCTGAATACGAGTTACAAGTTGAAGCTATTGACAAAAAGTACGCTGAGCAAATTAAGTTAGCTAAGAAGTATAAGCAGGATATTACTTCAATAGAAAAAGCTCAAGCTCAGGAGTTGGAAGATGCTCTCGATAAGTCAATGACTAAAATCGAAACGACATCACTTGAAAAATTCCAAGTTCAGCAGAGAGATTTAGGCAACCTACAAGGCTCGTTAAATACAGATCTTCAAGCAAGGCAACAAGCCGCTGATTTAGAGATTAAGATACTACAATCAAAAGCAGATAGAGCAGCAAAAATAGAGGAACAAGCTAACTCATTTAAAGTAAAATCAACTCTCGATGGATTGGCTGCAATAGCTTCAATAAGCGAGTTATTCGGTAAGAAGTCAGAAAAAGCAGCAAAGAGAGCTTTCCAAGTTCAAAAGGCTGCAAACATAGCGACTGCATTAATTACAACTTATCAAAATGCAACCTCAGCGTATGCATCTCAATTCTTACCTGTACCCGATCCGTCATCTCCTATTAGAGGTGGTATTGCTGCAGGTATTGCAGTAGCAACAGGTTTAGCTAATGTCGCTAAAATTACTCAACAAAAATTCGAGGGTGGTGGCTCATCGGGTGGCGGTGGAGGTGCTGCAGGTGGAGGTGGTTCAATACCTACTCAAGCACCATCATTCAACGTAGTAGGAAACTCAGGAGTCAATCAGTTAGCTCAACTTCAGCAGCAACCTGTTCAAGCATACGTAGTTTCTGGACAAGTAACAACAGCTCAGAGCTTAGATAGAAACCGAGTAGAAAATGCAACATTGTAACAATTTAAAGTTGAATAGATATGCAGTATGGATTTGTTTATTGTTGGAATAATGTAACTAATGGTAAGAAATATATCGGAAGTCACTTTGGCAATATATACGATGCATACATTGGAAGTGGTATTTATTTTAAAAGAGCATACATAAAAAATCCTAAAGATTTTATTAGAGATATATTGTATGTTGGCACGAGATACCAAGAAGTAGAAGAAGAGATATTGATAAAAAATAATGCTCAATATAACAATCAATTTTACAATTTAAAAAATGCAAGTGTTGGTGGTTGGAGTCATTTAACTGAAGAATCAAAAAAAATGCGTTTGATTAATATGTCAAAAACAAAAAAGGGTAAATATCCTGAATGGTTGAGATATGATAAATCAGGCACAAACAATCCAATGTATTCTAAACAACATACTGCAACAACAAAAGAATTAATTTCAAAAAAACGAGGCAATAAACCTCGAACTATGAAGCAAGTAATTGAAGTTACAACTAATAGAGTATTTGATTCAGTTA